GCTCATAGCCGTAAGTTTAAGTGTGATTCTGTATTTTTACAGTATGCAAAGAAACTTGGAATTCAAATTCCTGGTCTTTACCAGCACTTCTCTGAGCAACATATTGAAACATATTACCAGAGAAAGAAAGGTGTTCTTAAATATGACCAGCAAGTTCCTGACCTTGTTTTCGATGCTCAAGCTGCTACATTTGCTGATGCCTTTTTAGATTCTACTATTGGCCCTTTTGTTCGTGGCTGGGATGTTTTACACCCAGACCATATTACCACAGTTAGATCTAGCAGTCCAGGTTTCCCCTTCGACCTTACCTATTTTAATAAAGGTGAAGTATACGACCAGCATGACTTTGACCAGTCCTGGATAGACCTTGCAAAACCCGAAGATTATTTTTGTCTTTGGTCCTGTTTTATTAAGCAAGAATTGCTACCACTCGATAAGATTGCTGCTCGTGAAGCTCGAATTGTTCTCGTTCCTCCTGCTGACTTTGCTCAAATGCAAGCAAGACTTTCCCAAGATTTTAACCGTCGCATGAACTCTGCCCCTAAATCAACTAGTTGGAACATGTTAGGATTTAATAAGTTTTCTGGTGGGTTTCAAACCCTCGCTCAAAAATTACCTCGTAAATTCCTAATTCATCCTGGTGATGTTTCTGCATATGATGCAAAACTTCATACAAATCTTAGACTTCGTGCCCTTCGCTTTCGTTTGCGTATGGCCAAAGAAAAATCTAAAGATTTTGTGATGCGTATGATCAATATGTACAAGACTTGTACTGTCTCATATATTCTTATGCCTGACGGCTTCGTCCTTTTAAAATTTCACGGAATGGATTCCGGAGATATCAACACTTCAAATGATGATTCTTTGTGTCACGCCTGGTTTTGGGCGTACATATATTGTGTTGATATCTCTTCTTCGCTTTCTCAGTTTGCAAAGCAAGTTGTTCTTAATATATATAATGATGATAATTGTCATTTTATCCACCCTAATGTTGCCAGAGTTTGGACTGTCGAAAGATTGACCTCCTGGTACAAAAAATTTGGGTGGGATTATAAAGATGCTGAGTACCACACCACTCTTGAAGGTGTAACGTTCTTAGGTTCAAAGTTCCACAAATTGCATGATACCTTTGTGCCTGTAGGTGACTTTGAAAAGAGTCTTGATTCCCTTACCTGGCCTGGCCGAAATGAAATCCCAAAAGGTTTTTCCTTGCTTCGTGTGATTGCTATTTATATTAATTGTTTTTATCATCCAAAAGCATACTTACTACGTCAAATAATTGATTCTTACGTCCGTGACGGTATAAATCCTTCTGGCACCGCCAAGGAGTTGCGTGAGCTCAAAGTCCACATTGACTATGTTCCTACTGATCAATTAATTAGAAAATGGTATTCTGGTGCAGAATAGTGGAGGGTTTTGAAATAAAATTTCTTCGACATGTCGAATACTACTTCTGCGTCCGCTCCCCAAATGGAAAAACAAATTCGTAAC